TGGCGCTTTCGCGAATGGAACGGATGCGATTGATGCGCTGGACGTAACTGGCGCGGCGACGGTCGGCGGCGCGTTTACATCACCCGGCATTGATGACAATGCGGATGCAACCGCCATCACGATTGATAGCGGTGAAAATGTGCTGGTGGGTAAGTCCGTTACAACACTAAATACAACAGGACTTAATATTAATGGCCCAGACGGTAGGCTTGAGGCAACAGCAAGCGGGAATGTTTCGGGGATTTTCAACCGCACTTCATCTGACGGCGATGTTATTGATATTCGCCAAAGCGGCACTGTTGTGGGGAGTATTGGTGCTGTTGGCACTGATGTTTACTTGTCATCTCCAAGTGGCAATGATGCTGGCGTCCGCTTGGGCAATAATATAATTCGGCCTTGTACTACAACCGGCGGCAGTCGTGACAATGCTATTGACTTGGGTAAGTCAGACACTCGCTTCAAAGACCTATATCTTGGCGGCAATCTGTATCTTGGCGGCACCGGCAGTGCAAATGCGCTGGATGATTATGAGACTGGAACGTGGACGCCAACACTCCCAAATGGTCACACAGGTGCTTTTACTGTGTCGAACGCTATTTACACCAAAATAGGAAGGCAGGTGTACATCGGATGTCACCTGTCATCGTTAAACATTCCGTCAAATTCTACTGAATTTAGGATAGGTGGCTTACCATTTTCGGTACATCCAAGTGTGTATCACGGCGCAAGTTCAATAACATTCGTTAGAAGCCATAATATAGCGTCATTTCATATGTTGCCGCCGACACCCCAACAAAATGGCACAGCGTTGTATTTTCATCGAGGTGACGGAACAAATGCGACTGTCACAAATTCTCAGTTAAGTGGAATGACTGAGTTTATTTTTGCCGTGGTTTATCAATCAACATAACCCCACCAGAGGTGCGGGTCGGACAGTCCAAGCCACAAGGAGATAAAAATGGCACTGACAGAAGAAACACTAGAAGACAAAATTGAAGTGGTCGGCGACTATAAAGCTGTGCAAGTACGCACTGCAACCGTCATCAAGCGTGACGGCACAGAGATTAGCCGCAGCTTTCATCGTCATGCGCTGCAATGCAGCACCAAGTCAGGCGACACTTGGGCTGACACAGATATCTCTGGCGAAAGCACTGAGGTGCAAGCTATCTGCAACGCCGTGTGGTCCGACGCTGTGAAGACTGCATACCAGACTGCGATGGATGCGCAGGAAACACCGTAGTGCCAGAAGAGCAGAAAATCTTTGTTGATGTTGCGGCGGGTACAGGCACCGCCGCTGCGATGATGGATATGGCCCCGAACGCCGTGGCTCTGATCACTGGCGTCTGGGTGCTAATCCGCATTTGGGAAACCGAGACGGTAAAGCGACTGACGGGGCGCGACTGATGTGGAGATTGTCCACGCCTTTGTCCTGACGGTATGGATCGGCCTCAATGACGACAAGAGGAAGGTCAGCGACGATATGTTTTTCGAGAGTGTGGACCGCTGCGTCTACTTCGCAAAGCGGCTCCACGCGCAAGGCCAAAACGTGACAGCGGTGTGCCTGCCAGTTAAGGTGGGTCCAGAGCAGGAGATTTACAAGTGATACAGGTTCCGATGATCGATGTTATCCAGACCGCGCTGCTAGTCGTCGCAATCGTGATGCTGGCGAGGCGGTAATGATCGATCCGATCTCAGCATTCAGTATGATTAGCAGCGCCGCAGGGGCCATAAGTGGCTCCATCAAGGCGGGAAAAGACCTGTCGTCACTTTCGGGCCCGATATCGCGCTATGCGAAGGCTGAGGCGGAACTGAACTTCGGCGCGGCGCGGAAGAAAAAAAGCATCTTCAGCAAGATGAGCGGCGCAGAGCAATCAGGCATCGACGAGTTTTTCCGCAAGGAGGAACTTGACAATCTGCGCAAAGAAATGCGGTCGATCTTCCAACTGTACGGCAAGCCCGGCGCGTGGGAGCGGCTGCAAGCTGAGATCGCACGACAGCGTCAGATGCAGAAAGACGAACTGGAGCGGCGTGCCAAAGTGCGCGACGCAATCATTCTGTGGACCGTGCTGCCAGCGATCCTGATTGTCGGTGCTGGCATTCTCTACTTTTTTGTGACGTTCCTAAAAAATCAGTAACGTGCCGCCATCCGCCACAACGACGGGTCTTCAAGGCGAGTACATAGCGCTCGCCGCAATCCTTGATCTTGGATGGAAGGCGGGGCATGCGCCGATGGACGGGATCGATGTGGTCGCGTGGCGAGACAACGACTTCATGCGGGTGCAAGTCAAGAGCGCCCGCCTGCGGAAGCAGCGAGACCGCGGCGCGCTGACCTACCACCACCAGCTTGGATCGGGCCGCGATAAGAAGGCCCGTCCAGATCAGCGTGTGTATGATATCCTCGCCCGCGTCGCCATTGATCAGCGGCGCGTGTTTTTTTCTGCGGCGTGTGGCATAAATAAGTTATCAGAGCGGCGCAGCCCGGAGTTTTACGCCCGGCCTGACCTTGAAGAGGACAGTTGGCAGCGCGCCGTCGCAATCGTTATGGAGACGAGAAATGGATAAACTGATTGAGATGATCAAGCATCACGAGGGTGTGGTGGCACACGCCTACAAGGACAGTCGCGGGTATCTGACCATCGGCGTGGGTCGCCTGATCGACGAGGAACTGGGCGGCGGACTGTCCGATGACGAGATCGACTACCTGCTGGCGAACGATCTCAAGCGCTGTCAGGCAGAGGCAGAGACGTACCCGTGGTTCAGCGACCTGAATGAGCCGCGAAAAGCCTGCATCATTGGGCTGCTCTTCAATCTCGGCAAACCGCGTTGGGATAAATTCGTCAAGGCTCAGGCTAGGCTGGCAGAAGGGGCGTACACCGAATGCGCCGCAGAATTGCTCGACAGCCGCTGGGCCAAGCAGGTCGGAAAACGCGCTGAGGACACCGCCGCGATGATGATCAGCGGGGAGTGGATGGATGGCTGAGTTGACGATGGAGCGCATCCTGAAGTGGAAGCTGCTGCCGCGTCTGATGATGCTGATGTTTGCGCTGATGGCGTGGAATGTCTGCGACTGGTTCATGAGCCTTGGGCCTGACGCGACGACGCAGCAGACCGCTTTCGTCTCAACCATCGTCGGCGCTGCCACTGGTGCGTTCGCCGTCTGGATGGGACACGAAAGCAAATGAAGTGGCTGCTGTTATTGTTGGTGATGGAGGCGGACGGACAGATCACGTCGCACGTCCTGTCGGCGCATGACACGATGGCCGAGTGCCACGTCGCCGGGACGTACATCAACTGGGAAGAGCGCATGCCCGTGAACAAGGACATGCTTTGTTTTGCAACGGATATGAAATTTGAGGTGATGGAATGATACAGGCATTGATACCCGCAGTGTCGGGCATCCTCGACAAGTTTATTGAGGACAAAGACCAACGCGCCAAGCTGGCGCACGATCTTGCGACGATGGCGGAGCGTCACGCGCAGGAGCAGATACTGGCGCAGATTGAGGTGCTGAAGGCCGACGCGAAGGGCAACTGGTTTCAGGCGTCGTGGCGTCCGCTCATTGGCTGGATTTGCGGCCTGTCTCTGGGCATTAACTATATGGTCAGCCCTATCGCCGCAGGCTTTGGCGTCGTTATCCCGCAGGCTGATATGTCCGTTATGATGCCATTGCTTTTTGGTATGCTCGGCATCTCTGGAATGCGGTCATATGACAAGATGAAAAAGACCGACACCAAATAAAAAAAGACCCCGCACGAGGCGGGGCCAGTTCTCTAGGGAGGAATTAAGGATCGTAACTCTCGGCGACCTCCTCGTCAACATCGCCTGAGCCGCCGCACAGTTCGCACTCCATCTCGCGGTCTTCGATCTCACCGCCGCGCCACGCCATCGGTGCCGCGACGCCGACCTCGTACACAGCGACACCTCTGCCGCCGCACTCCGGGCAGGCGGTCATTCTGCAATCTCAGGAATAGGCAGGGACGTTTCGCGCGGGTCAGGGATGCCGTCACGAATGTCCATATCCAGCAGGTCTGCCTCGTATTCGGAAAGCGCCTCGTGTAATTCCGCCATCTTAATTGCCATCGACCGATAATGTTGAACACTTGGCAGTTGGCCCATACCGCGCAAGCCGAATTGATCGAGATTAAAATCAGCCAGCCGCAAGGCTGCGCGCGCCTCGCGAATTGCTTTCAAAGCGTTTTCCTTGTCGGTAATCCAAACGCCGTCTTTGTGAAAAATTGTCTGTGGGTTTTTCATCGTCTGTCTCCCTAGTAACCGTCTACGTTCTGTCTACATAAACAAGATAAGGCGGTATCAACGTAATATCAATACCGCCCGTGTCGTTTTTTTATTTTTTTTACAGCACTTCGATTGAGCGGGTTTCGCCCTTTCCGCGCCTCAGTCTGCCGCGACCCTCCAGCCGCTGCATCATCGTGTGCGCCGCACCGTGCGATGTGCCGGTGGCCGCCGCCACCTCCCGCACTGACGGCGCGTAGCCGTACCGGCGGATGTGCCGGTCAATCATCGTCAGCACCGTGTGCTGCTTCGGGGTGAGCGATTTCATCTATACCTCCTTGATGGTCAGGGTCTTGGCACGGATCGACCGCGCCGGTTTTGCTTCTGTTGTCTTGGCGGGCTGCGCCTTGTAGTTACGCATCGGCCACTTGACGTAGTAGGTTGAGCCGTCAGCCTCGACGCGCCCCTCCTCGTGATTGCCGAGCATCTCCTTGAGCATCGTCTCCGCCTCGTCGATCTCAGCCTCCAGCGCACGCTTCTCGTCGCGCCGATCCAGCAGCACCTGCGTCCAGTGGTCCGCGTCCGGCGTGCCGTTCAGGTCCAGCGGCGGCGCGCCGTCGTCGACCCGGTCCCACGCCACGTTGGCGTCGTCAGACGACGCGGGCGGATACCAGTCGATGTCACGCTTGCGGCGCTCGAAGTCATGCACCGCGTCCGCAATCTGCGACTGCATCTGCTCGTCGGCGCGGTACAGGAACAGGCGCAACTCAGAACCGCGATACAGGACGCACACAGCGCCCCACGCATAGCCAGTACACATCATCTGCGCCTGTAGCTGCCACGGGCCACGGTAGGGCGCTGGCGCGCTCTCTGGGGCCGACTGCGTGTTCTTCGCCTCCAGCACGCCGGGGCCGTGCGTGTCCACCACGCCGCCCTGCGGCACATAGATGCCGTGCGCCGGGTCGTGTTCCCAGACGATGTTGCCGTCGGCGCGCCCGTCGAGCGAGCAGGCGAGCGGCAGGTCCGGGTGGAACACCGCCTCGGTGATGTTGGCGTTGGCGTGGTCAAGGTCGAGGCGATAGACCGCCTCAGCCAAGATCGTTGGCTCCAGCAGGTCGCCGAAGCGCATTGCCTCGTTCTGCTTGAACCGCTCGCGCGGATTGCCTGCGGCTGCGTCGATTGCCTCACTCAGCAACTCGTTCTGCGTCGCGTATGGCGACAGGCCCATCAGCACTGGCACGCGGCTCGCTGTGATGATGTCGTCGGGTGTAAGTTTACCTACCATT